AAATACATTTAAGTGAGATGACAAATAAAGAAAAAACAGCATTACAGAAAGAAGTTGTGGATTCTATAGAACCTCATACTTCAGGCAGACTATTACTTGCACCTAGAATAGGTAAAAGTAAATTGATTATTGATTTAATCAAAAGAGATAAATATGACACAATTCTTTGGGTAACTCCTTCAGCTAAATTGGCTGAAGAAGATATACCTAGAGAGTTTGAAACTTGGAAAGCTAAAAGATTTCTTAAAAAATTAACTACTACTACTTGGATGGGACTTTCTAAAATTAGAGGTCATTATGATTTAGTAGTTTTTGATGAAGAACAGTTTATAACTGAAGATAACATACATAATATTAGTATGGGATATTTGGATTATAATGTTTTAATATCAATGACTGGCACAGAAACTAGGCATGAAGATAAGTTAGCTCTATACAAAGAATTAGAATTGAAGGTAATTTATAAAATTTCAATTAATCAAGCAGTAAACATTGGATTATTATCTGATTATACTATAAAAGTTATTGGAGTTGATATGAGTACTGAAAAAACTTATAAAGCTGGGACTAAAACTAAACCATTTTTAACTACAGAAATTAGTAACTATGAATATCTATCTAAATTAGTTGATAATAGTATTGGAGGAAAAGATAAATTTTTCAAAATTTTTAATAGAATGAGAGCAGTTAAAAATTCTCCTTCTAAATTAAAAGTTGCAAAATACTTAATTAAAGAATTAAAAGGTACAAAGTTAATATTTTCAGGTAGTATTGCTCAAGCTGAATTGCTTTCAAAAAATACATATCATAGTAGAACTGATGGTACTAATTTAAGAAAGTTTAAAGCAGGAGAGATAGATGAAATAGCAATGGTAAATACTGGTGGAGTAGGAGAGACCTACAAAGCAATTGACCATTTAATTATGGTTCAAACTGATTCAGATAATAATGGATTAACTTCTCAAAAGATATGTAGAACTCTACTATCTCAGAAAGGTTATGAAGCAGCTATTTGGATTATATGTTTAAAACAGACTAAAGATGTTGCTTGGGTAAGAAGCACTCTACAAAGTTTTGATAAAGAAAAAATAGAATATATAAATTTTAAAGACTTTAAAAATGAAAAAACAATATAAATTAATAAAAGAATATCCAGGTTCTCCTAAACTAGGAACAGTAGTAAAAGTTGAAAGTGATGGTTACATCCATTGGAACGTAAATTCTAATGAGAATAATCCAACTAACTTTATACATAAGTCATTTATGAAAGAATATGGAGAATTTTGGGAAGAAGTAATTGAAAAAGATTATGAGATATTACAGTTAGTATGGAATGTTAAAAATTTTTGTAAAGTTGAAAATGTACATAATGAACAATGTATAAATGATTTATTAGAATCTGGTATGAAAATATTTAGCATAAAAAGATTATCAGATGGTGAAATATTTACTGTTGGTGATGTTACTAAGAGAGGTATTATTTCTAAAATAAATGCTATAGATTCTACAATTTGTATTAATCAATATGTAAATTCTTTTAGAAATTTAAAACATATTAAAAAACCATTATTCACAACAAAAGATGTGTTGATATATTTGAAGGTGAGAAATATTATTTTTTAACACAAACTAGAGAACCTTGGATTACTAAAACCTATGTGGCAAAAGATAATAACCCACATGAACCTAAATTACAAAAGTGGTTAGGGACTATTACATTCTCAACTAAAGAAAAAGCTGAAGAATATATTTTAATGAATAAACCTTGTTTAAGTTTAAATGAAATATCTGATTATTTAGTTTATAATGGTACTAAAGAAACAAATATGAATTTTTTAATTAAATTAGTAAAATCAAAACTATGAAAATAAATGAGAAAATACTTGAGATACTTACAAGTTATAGTATTTCAAAAGATGATGCAATTTGTTATCTTATTTCTCTCTTTTATGGCTACAATCCTAGTTACATTTCTCAATCTTTTAAAGATAGAGTAGCTAAGACTAGGATTGCTGTTATAGAGTACAAGAAAAATGATGAAGGAGATAATGACTTGACTGAGATTAAGGATATTAAATGGAATTTACCATTATATGAAGGAGTTGAAACAGCTTTTGAATGGGTGAAAACTGAGTATGTTTCTATGTTTAAAGAGAGGAATCCTGATAGAGGAGGTAAAGTAAGAGAAGCAACTACAAGAATGAAAAAGTTATTTGCTAAAAATCCTGAAGTAAGAAAAGAAGATATTATTGGAGCAACTAGAATGTATCTTAGAAATACAAATCCTGATTATATTAGATTTCCACATTACTTTATAGAAAAAGGAGTAGCAGCAGATAAAACTAATGATATTTTGGATTGGTTAGATAAATACAAATTAACCCAAGATGATGGTGCTGGAAGGACTAGTACTACTAATACAATGCAATAGTTATATGAATTTCATAGAAGAGTTTAAAAAAGGACAAGCAGGTGGTAATAAAGGTCTTTCTTTAGGAGAAGGTCTAAGTAATATTAACAAAGCTATTAATGGCATACAAAGAGGTAGAATTTATGGTATAGCAGGAGCTTCAAAAAGTGGTAAAAGTACATTTACAGATTATGGATTTGTTATAAAACCATATTTAGAAGCAGTTGTTAAAAATTTACCTTTAGAAATAATATACTTCTCATTTGAAATAGATAGAGTTAGTAAAGAATTTGATTTTGCAGCTCACTTTTTATTCTATGACTATAGTATTATAACTATTTCTTTACCTAAAGGTGTAACTAAAGGAGGAGAAAGTATTATACCATTAACTTCTGATTATTTAAGAGGTAGACTTTTAGATGATAATGATAAAATTATTGTTGTAAAAGAAACAATTCTTGAAAAATTAAAAGAAGTTTATGAAAAAAGAATTATACCTTTGTTTGGAGAATATAGTATATCTGGTAAACAAATAAAAAAGGGGTATATCACATTTATAGAAAACAAAGACAATCCTACAGGACTTAGAAATTGGCTATTTGCACATGCTGAGAAATATGGGAAGTTTGTTAAAGAAGGAGGAAGCACCAATAAAAGAATTACTGGTTATAAACCTAATAATCCTAATAAGTACACTATAATTGTAACAGACCACTTGAGAAAGTTATTACCAGAAAAAGGTTTTCAAAAGAAACAAATTGTTGATAAATATATTGAATACTCTGTAGAATTTAGAAATTGGTGTGGGTGGACTTTTGCTCATATTATACATTTAAACAGAAGTATGTCAGATGTTCAGAGACAAAAACAATTTGGAGACCAACTTTTTCCAAGTTCAGATGATATTAAAGACACAGGAAATTTAGCAGAAGATGCAGATTATGTATTTACTCTATTTAATCCTAATGACCAAAGGTATAATCTACAAAAACATTTTGGTACTCAAATTAGAGATACTAATGGGAATGAAATTTATCCAAACTTAATAACAGCTCACTTAGTTGAGAGTAGACATTGTGTCTATCCTCAGCATTTTGCTCTTAATATGTATGGTGGAATTAAGAATTTTGAAGTGAATAAATTAATAAAATAAAAACAAAAAACAATGGCAAAAACGTATTGTATTGCTGGAGCATCAGGCTCTGGAAAATCTACCTCTTTAGGAAAAGTAGAAGAATTAAACTTAATAGGATTAAATCCTAAAGAAACTGCTATCATTAATGTTATGGATAAACCATTACCTTTTAGAGGTAGTATGGCTGCATATAGTGTTCCTGTTAGTGAAGGAGGTAATTATGCATCTGTATCTGATGGAGTAGTAATGCTAAAAGTATTAGCAGCTTTAAATGAAAGAACAGACATTAAAAATGTAGTTATTGATGATTTTCAATATATTATGGCTGAAGAATTTATGGCAAAAGCTTTAAAGAAAGGTTATGATAAATTTAATGAAATTGGTAAACATGCTTATGATGTTATTTCTTATGGTAAAAAAATGAGACCAGACATTAATTTTATTTGTTTAACTCATTCAGAAATTGGAGCAGATAATAACTATAAGATGAAAACTATAGGTAAAATGTTAGATGATAAAGTAACCTTAGAAGGTTTATTTACTGTTTTACTTTACACTTTAGTAACATTTGATAGTAAAGAGAAAAAAGCTTCATATCAATTTGTTACTAATAAGTATAGTGATAACATGGGTATAGAAATACCAGCAAAATCTCCAATTGGAATGTTTGAAGAACAATTAATACCTAATGATTTAGGTTTAGTTATTCAAAAAGCAGATGAATATTATGGATAATGGGTTATTAATAGGTTTGTTAACAGTAGGATTATTATTAATTGTTTGTGTTATAGTAATATATAAAAAAACTTTTAAATCCAATAAACCTAAAATAGATAAAGAAATATTAAGATTGCAAAAAGAAGCTGAAGACCTTGAAAAAGGTTTCTAGCATAGAGTTTTAACTAGTTAAAATATAAAAAAGTAAATCACAATGAGTGAAATAACAAACAATGCTGAACTGATACAAGTATCAATTTCAGGAGTCCTAGACTTACTAAGTCAAGGAAAAACAAGAGCAGAAATTGCTGAACATTATGGTATTCCAATGAAAGAAATGAAAGCTCATTTCAAACATCCAGAATTAAAAGGAAAAAAAACTAAAAAAGCATTTACTTCTATTTTAGTATCTGAAGAAGCTAAAGAAGAATCCACTTCACCTTTTTCAGAAGGAGAAATTGAAAATGGTAGTGATGTTATTATTGGAGAAGAAAAAGAAGAAGGGGTAATAGAAGCTTTTATAGAAGAAGATACTTCTGAAAAAGCTATAGGATGGAAAAACTAATATTAGTTTTTAAAGAGTTTTAAATAAAAAAGTAAATTAATAAATAATAAATAATTATGTCAACATTTGGATATGTAGATGACAATGATGAGTCATTAAAAAGTAAATCAGGAGGTAAATTTGGATTGAACCAAGGTTTTATTACAAAACTTGAATACAACCCTAATGCAGGAGCAGAGGGAGCAGCAGCAGATGCAGTAGATATTACTGTACAGATTGGAGAAAAAGAGTTCAGAAACAGAGTATATGATGTAACAAGAGTGTACAAAGATGGAGAACAAATTGACAAAGATAATTCTGATTATGCAGCATTGTATAATGCTGAAATTAAGCAGAAAATGGCTGTAGTGATACATTCTATTAAAGCTATTGGAGTCACTGAAGAACAGTTAAAAACTGCTTTAGCAACACCACCAGCAGACTTTAAAGGTTGGGCATCTATTGTTTGTGCTTTAGTTCCTGCTGATGCAGCTACAAAGCCTGTAGATGTATTCTTAGAATACCAATGGAATATCAAAGAAGGACAAGATAGAACATATCTTGAAGTTCCTAAAAACATGAAAGGGGGAAGATTTCTTTGTCCACATGTAGTGCCAGTTGGAGCATTTGCACCAGTAGAAAATGGTGATGGACTTAAATATGTAGATAGTGCTAATAATGAGCATCCTTTTGATAGAAGTCAAAACTACATGGAAAGTAACAAAGCTAAACTTCAAACTGAAGGAGGTGAAGAAGCTGATGCAGGAGGAGGAATACCTTCAACTCAATCAGCAGACAAAGCAAACTGGTAATATAACCCCCTTTTTTCTATTTAAAATATGAATACATTTAGTAATACAGAAGATAAGATAGAAGAGAGAGGATTTATTAGTAAAGAAGATATACTCAAATATGTGCTTGAAGAGGATGTATTTGAGTTAGTCTTTGGCTATAAACCTATTGAATTTGAGTATGTAACATCTCCATTCAGAGATGACAGAAAAGCTGGATGTTGGTTTGAAAGAGATATTGCTACTTCAAAACTAAGGTTTGTAGATTTTGCTAACTATAGAACTATTAAAGGTATCAAAATGAAAAATATTGATTGTTTTGATGCTGTACAAGTGTTCTTTAAATTACCTAACTTCTATAAAGCTTTAGAGTTTATAAAACTTAAATTACTTGAAGGTAAAAATGTTAAATATAATGTTTTACATATTAAACCTACTAGTAAGAAGAGACCTAAAAAAGAAGTAAAAATATACATTAGTACTAGAGATTTTACTAATAGAGACAGAGTTTATTGGAGTAAGTATGGAATTTCCAAACAAAACCTAATAGATGATAAGGTTTTCCCAGTACAAAAGTACAAATTATTAAATACTAGAAAAGGTGATTTTATCACTAAAATTAAAGATGTTTGTTATGCTTATGCAGAATTTAAAGATGAAAGAAAAAAACTCTACAGACCTTATCAAAAAGGCAAAGGAAAGTTCATCACAAATTGTATAGCTAATGATGTTGGGGGTATTGATAAATTAGTACCATTTGGGAGACAGCTAATAATAACAAAGTCTTATAAAGACTATAGAGTACTAAAAAATAAAGGTTTAAATGTTATTTGGTTTCAGAATGAAGGGATGTTTCCTTCTATTGAAATATTATTATCAATTGTAAATAGATTTACTAAAGTAATTGTATTTTTTGATAATGATAATTCAGGTATAATTGCAGCTAACAAGCTGTCAGACCTTATAAATTCTTACTATTCTAGTAAAGCTAGAAGTATTTATATACCAATTATGGTAAATATTACTGACCCATCAGATTTACATAAGGAGAAAGGAAAAGAAGACTTACACAAATTTTTAAAAGATAATAAGATAATAACATGAGAGACACAGATATAATTGATGCATCTTGGTTTCCAATAGTTAATCTATTGAATCAAGAACCTTTACTGACTCTAAGAACCAAGGTTTTACCTGAAATATCTTATCAACCTAAGAATAAAGTGTTTAATGTTTTTTCTATGCCTGTTAAGGAAATAAAGGTTGTCATTTTGACACAAGAACCTCATCCTGTACCTATAAAGGTAATAAATACAGAATATTTGAAAGAACAAGGAGTGATGTTTTTGAATGTTGCTTTAACTGTGGAAACAGCTAAAAGTGGTAGTCATTTACAATATTGGGAAAATTTCACAAAAAGAGTAGTTTCACATATAGCTATGTATAATCCTTGTATATGGATTATGGTAGGAAGAAAAGCACAAAGCTTTATTCCATACATTAAAAATTCATTTAATACAAAAGATTATAGTAAAGTTACACTTGAAAAAATACCAATAAATAGTGATTGGAATTATATTATTCCCACTAAAATTTCAATGAAAATTGGAAATGCTAATGATTGTTTTCATTATGCAAATAGAGTTTTAAAACAAAAAAGAATGCCAACTATAGATTGGTAAATAATTAATTAATTAAAAATAATACTTATGAGTAATTCAACAAGAAAAATAACTATATTTTCTACAAAAGGTAAACAAAAAGCACATATTGATACAGATGTAACAACATGGGGAGATTTGAGACCTATGATTGAAAGGGAAGGTTATGATATTGAAAATTTACATGCAACTGAAAATATCAATAGAACAAATTTAGAACATAAAGATGCAAATTTACCTGCATCTCCATTTACTTTATTTTTGAGACCAAAAAAAACAAAATCTGGAATTAGTATAGATGCTATGTCTTTTAAAGAATTGAGAAATTCTTTGTCTGATTCAGATAAGACAGCAATTTCTGAAAGATTTTATAAAAACTACACAAGATGTAGCACTGCTGATTTAAAAGAATATTTGAAATTAAAAGAAGCTTCAACTACAACAGCTAATGTAGAAGAAGTTGCTGAAACAGTAGAAAATACTACTGAAGATACAGAAACTCCATTAAATAAAGCTAACAAAGTAAAAGCTTTATTGAATGAAATATGTGATGAATCTGATGATGATAATATATGTGAGAGAGTTGAAGATATGGTAGATAGCTGTGATGGTTTAATTTCTGATTTAGAAGAAATTAACTCACCTGAAAGTTCTGAAGCAAAAAGATTAGAAGAAGAAGAAATTGCTAGACTTGAAGCTGAAGCTGAAGAACTAGGAGAAGGATTTTAATAATAATCTTAGTTAATAATAATAAAAAGAGTGTTTTAATTAAAGCACTCTTTTTTTCTAATAAAAAATTATGGATATAACAATTAATAATAAAACAGATAATAACATCACTACCATTCCTGGACAGTCAAGTTATATAGTAAAGAACTTAATACAATCTATAAAACTTATGGGAAATTTAAGAAAAACTGAATGGCTTTTTAAAAGAGCAAGTATGGGTCTTTTCTTAGGTGTTAATAAAGAAGATGCAGTAAATTTTGCTGATACTATAGATTCAATGATTTCAGTATTAAGTAGAGTATGTGATAAAAATTGGGATTTTCATTTAAGACCAATGAAAGATAGCTCAGGTAAGCATAAATTTGAATTATGGGTTCTAATATTATATCCTGAAGTTGAAATGAAAAATATAGAAGATGATACTCATACTATTAAAGATTTAATACTTAGTTTTAGAATAACAGGACAAGGTATAGAAGAAGATGGTAGAGTTGTTTATGGTCCTGAACAATTATCAGGAACTAGAGCTAAATTAAGTTATGAAGAATGGTTTTGTAATTATTCACATTCTCATTTATCTAAAGTAGAACAGAGAAGATATTCACAATGTTTACAGACTGCTGAATTTTGTACTGGAGGAGGAGAAATAAATGAATTAACTGCTACTTTAAGAGCAGGTTATAGTGAAGGAATATTTGAACTTTATTTGTTGACTTTAGATGTAGTTGCAAATTGGGAATCTTTAGAAGGAGGACCTTATTGTTTAATGAAAAACATAACTATGGGAACTAATGAAAATTTTAATTCACAATTAAACCTTTCTAATTTAAAAAGTTTTTATAGTATGATTGAACATAAAATAACATCTCTTGATTTAGATTTTGTTATTAAAGATAATAAATATAAAATTAAACAAAATGATAAGTATGTTGAATTTTTAAGAGATAAAATTATCAATAATGTTGAGGACTATTTAAAATACTTATTAGTTAATAAAATAGGAGAAAATTATGTTGGTTATAATTGTCCTATTATAAAAAGTCCTGAAGAGCTAAAAGAAAAGTTTCTTAATCCTAAAGGAGAAACACCTTATACCTTAATTCAAGGTAAAAAAATTGAATTTAAAGTTGAAAAATTTACTGGTGAGATGCCAGATGTTAATAAATATGGGGTACACCCAAAATTCTTAAATTATGTATCAAAACAATTGGAAAACAAACTATACAGAAAAACAATTAGAAGAAATAGTATTGAAAGATACAATCAAAGTATTAATGCCTAATACTATCTTAGATAAAATTAAATATCTATGTAAAAATATTGATAAAGTTGAATGGTCAGGAGTGCTATTTTATAGCATTAAAGGGAGTATAAAAGACCCTTCAAATATGACAATTACTTTAGAAGATATATTACCTATGAATAAAGGTACTGAAGCTTATACTGAATATAACCTTGATGAAAGATATATGGACTATCTAATGGAAGAAGGTAAAGAAGAAAGATTAAACTGGAAAATAGGGCATATTCATAGTCATAATACTATGAGTGTATTCTTTTCAGGTACTGATATGAGTGAATTACAAGATAATTCTGCATCTCATAATTTTTACTTATCTTTTATTGTCAATAATTACATGGATTTTATGGCAAAAGTTGCATTTAGAGGAGGGGTAGATATGGAAACTGAAGTATTAAATTACTATGCTTTAGATGAAGAAGGTAATAAATTTGCTATTGATGAAAGTAAGTTTACTGTTAAGAAAGAGAAACTTTATATACATGACTGTATCATAGACTCTCCTTTTGAAACTATTAAAGTAAACTCTGATTTTGTTTCTAAAGTAAATGGTATTATTGAAGCTGATAAAGCTAAAGTTATTTCTTATAAAAATGTACATACACTTCAAACAACACAAAAAGGAAATACTTGGAAACCTATTAAAAATCCTATTAAAAACAAAGCATCTCAAATTGCTAGAGATATGGAAATTCCTTTTGAAGATTTAGAAAATCATACTTTTTTTGAAGATGATATTTCTGTACAAAATACAGATATAGAAAATTTTCTTATTGCTGTTTTAAGAAATAGTAATCCAACATATGATATTGTAAATACAGTTGAAATTGCTTTAATGGAAATAGAAGATGCAGCTCCTGAAAACACAACACCTGAAGCTATTGCTAAATCTATATTAGAAAAATATATTACTCTTTATGCAAAATATTATGAGAAAGAAGACAATGATGACCATTTTGTAATAATTACAGAAGAGGTTATTGAGATATTAGAGGAAGAAGAAGTAAATTTCCCTTTCATAAGTAAAACAATCATGGCTTTAAAGTACATGGTAGAAAAATTTGAAGAAGCATTATGTCAGTAGCACAAACAATACACAATAGATTTAAGGATGCCCCTTGGTTTCCTGAAAGAGATGAATTAGTAATGATAGGTGGAGCTGGAGGTATAGGTTCTTGGCTAACATTCTTTTTGACTAGAGCTGGTTTTAAACCAACAGTTTATGACTTTGATATTATTGAAGAACATAACTTAGGTGGACAACTTTTTAGAAAAGAAGATATTGGTAAAAGTAAAGTTAATGCTTTATATCAGATAATTAAAGATTATTGTGGAGAAGAAATTAATACCTTTACAAATAAAATTGATGAGGATTCTCCTACACATTATTTTATGTTTTCAGCTTTTGATAATATGAAAGCTAGAAGAGACTTATTTAATTCTTGGAAAAGAAGTATTGATAATTGCCCTGTAACTCCTATATTTATTGATGGGAGATTAACTATGGAGCAACTTCAAATATTCTGTGTAACACCTGAAAATATGGATAAATATGAAGCAGAACATCTTTTTGATGACTCTGAAGTAGAAGATGCACCTTGTACAATGAAGCAAACTAGCCATTCAGCAGCTATGATTGCTTCTCACATGGTAGGTTCTTTTACTAATCATATTACTAATATATATGAAAGAGATATGGTAAGGGATGTTCCTTTCTTTTATGAATTTTTCATCCCAATAACTTATACACACATAGTATCATGATAACAAAAGAAGTAA